GTTCAAGGTGTCCGACTCCCACCTCTGGATCGAGAAGATCCCGAAGTTTGTCTCCAAGCTCACGCCAGCCACCGCCGTCGCCACCCTCCACGAAAACTACGGCATCGTTCAGGGATTGGCCTACGCACAGGGCTACGCCCTCCATAGGGTCGAACCTCGCGTCTGGCAGGAACCACTCGGACTCGGAGGTCGCAAGTCCTGCGGCACCGGCCCCGAATGGAAGCGCAAGCTCAAGAGCAAGGCCCAAGAACTCTACCCCCATCTCGATGTCACGCTCGGCAATGCCGACGCCCTGCTCATCCTCCATTACGCGACCGGCGGTGGTCGGTGACAGCACAACGAGATGAAAATTACGCTCAAATCTACCGAAATGGGTGCTGGCCTCCGAGTTGGAGGACTACGTCACTACCACGCGGTGATACGCAAGTGTCGGCAAAAGTCCGGTACCCCGCCGGAAGAAGGTTGGTCACACCACATTGAGGGCGCTCTTGGTGAGATGGCCGCTGCAAAAGCCCTCAACATGTACTGGCCGGGATCGGTAAACGCTTGGAAGGAGTGTGATCTCTACGGTATTCAGGTCCGTACCAGGAGCAAATCCAGCTACGATCTGATCGTGCGTCCTGACGATGCCGAAAACTGTGTTTGGGTCTTGGTGACCGGCAGTTGCGGCAGTTATGAAGTGTGCGGTTGGATCAGCGGCTTCGATGCGAAGCAGGAGCGATTTTTCGGAACTCCGAACAACAGAGAACCAGCCTATTTCATCCCGAAATCAGAATTGAAACCAATCGAAACATTGACACATAAAGATATTGAAGAAATTAGGAATCAGAAAAGAAGAGATCGCCAGCTAACTTTTATTCAAATAAGCCAGAGAAGCAATTCAGCACGGGTTGAGGAGGACAAACCATGAACGACAAACACACCATGCCGTCGCACCTCGCCAAGCTGGAGCAGGAGGTGCGGGATCTTAACCACATCATCCAGACGCTGCGGTGGGATCTGGATGCCAGTCGCATGCTCAACCGCCAGAAGAACGACCGGATCCAACACCTCATCAAGCTCGGACTGGAGACATCGCAACCGCAGCACCGCGAACTCTGGGAGCAGGAGGAGGAGCTGTGAGCCCGCAGAAACAACGGTCAGAACAGATCAAGGAATTGTAAATGACCTACTCACAAGCTGGCCAGTTGCCCCATCACCATTACTGCTGGGTCGATTCATCCTTTCTCGGATTATCCACTGGATTCATCCCCTGCATCTGGTTCGGACTCACCTCCATTCACGGCAGGATGTGGGGTTGCACCGTCCTACTCGAATGCGGAGCAGTCTACCGCTCCTTGCCGCCACATGCCATAGCCTTCAGTCCAACGCCAGAACCCGAATGGCAACCGCAACAGGCCCAACGCTGGGATTGCTACGGCAGCGATTTCAGCACCATCGAGTACACCTTCCTTCGAGGCCTCGAATGCCAAGTCAAATGCGAGGACGAAATCCTCGTAGGAGATTACCTTTTCACCGCCGCTCCCATCGGAGATGGCTGGAGCCGCCAACCAGATCAGGCCAAAGAGTTCATGTTCATCCGGACCGAAGGAGATCGACTCACCATCCAACCCACGAACAAGATTATCTTCTTCGAGAAATCGTTCACATCGACCGCGTGGCCTACTGGACTCCATACTTCAGACAAGATCTATACTTGCGAATGACCTCCAAACAGACATGAAACAACGATGGGCTCGCATCAGCAAAAAAACCAAGCAGGCCATACTCAACGCCCACCACTCCTACTCATGCACGGAACTAGCCAAGATACACAACATCGCCCCATCCAGCGTCTGGAAGATTCGGAAGAATGCCAAGCCACCACCCAAATGAGAACCCCACTCTCAGAATCCATCCCGCTCGTCACCGACCTCCGATCCAACGGTGCCACCTATGACCAGATCGCCAAACGCCTAGGCGTCTCACGCCAACGCGCCCACCAGATCTACAACACCGGAATCAAACGCGAACAAATCAAGTCCGCTTGGTACTACGGACTCTCCACTCGCAACATCTCCCTCATCACCTCCATGGACATCCATTCCAAGTCCGAACTCGTCAAAGCCCTCACCTCCCAGAAAATCCCGCCCGGCGGTGGCCTGCCCAACTTCGGGGTCAAATCCTACCACGACCTATGCACCTGGGCGGGGGTCAAGATCATCGTCCTACGCAAATGACAGCCTCCTCCACAAAAGACCTCGTCAACGCACTCAACATCATCGCATCCCAAATCAATTCACACGATGGAATACCAGAGACCGCACTCGCCGAAACAGCCATCCGTCTCATGGACTTGGTGCGCCTCACGGGCAGACTCTCCGACCATATCCTCGCGAACCCTGTCCATCACCCTCAATGCAACCTTCACTCAAAAGGAACCCGCTGTACATGTGTCCTTTCGCAAATCCAATCCATACCACTATCAGATACAACGTGAGATCAAATAACAAAAAACGCACCATATACAAAAAACCCGGACCCATGAGCATGGAGGAGAAAACAACAGCCTCGTTCGATTATATCAACATCCGAAAGGAAGCCTATTCGATTGTGGCAAACGCGGTGAAAAACGGATGGCTATCATACCCGAAGGCGGAACGAAACAGACGACTCCTATGGAACCAACCCACCGACACCGATTCTTTCCGCACATCACCGTGACCCTCATCGGTGATGCCGAAATGCGGATCGCCGAAATGAAACGCAGCGTCGTCATCTACCAGCGCGGCGACCAACGATTCGTCCGCACTCGCGAAGAGTTCGATTCCCTGTTCAAACCCATGAAGAAATAGTCCCCCAACCCCATGACTCCCTATCAACGAGCCGCACTTTGGATCTCCAAGGTGCCCCCCGCCATCTCCGGATCCGGCGGTCACAACCAGACCTACACCGCTGCCGTTGGCCTCGTCCACGGCTTCAGCCTCTCACAAGGAGACGCCTTCAACCTCCTCTCAGCCTGGAACTCCACCTGCCTCCCGCCTTGGACCGAAACCGAACTGCGTCATAAACTGGCCGATGCCGCCACCAAACCCCACGACAAACCAGTAGGCCACCTCCTCCACGCAGCATCCAGCCTTCAGCATGGAGACCTCACACGGGTCACATTCAAGAAACCCTCCCCACCGCCACCGCCACCGCCATCACCCGGCACACCCGTCGAGACCGATAGCGAGTTCAAACGGTTCCTGACCGCAGCCTTCGCCCAAGGCGAGACCGTCTGCATCTGCGAGCAGGTCGAGGAGGGCAGGCCCGCCACCAGCGGTTCCTTCCTCCCAGTCGAGGAATGGATCCGCCGCTTCGATTCACCAGATTCCCTCCTCCTGAAACCGGACCGCGAGGACGGTGTGTTTGTCCGGATCAATCCCTTCCGGCCCAACCTCTACAGCGGCAGCGACAACGACGTTGCCGCCTATCGCCATGTCCTCGTCGAGTTCGATGACAAGCCTCGCGCCGAACAAGAAAAGCTCCTCCGCGACTCCAATCTCCCCATCTCCGTCCTCATCGATTCCGGTGGCAAGAGCATCCATGGCTGGGTCCGCGTGGACGCCGCAGACCGCAAGGAATGGGACGCCCGCCGCGACGAAATCTACCGGGCCATCCCGGGCGTCGATCCCAAGAACAAGAACCCCTCGCGGTTCTCCCGCCTCCCAGGAGCTTGGCGCGGCGATCACCAGCAGAAACTGTTGGCCACCACCATCGGTGCCTCCTCATGGGAGGACTACCTCACCGCCCGCGAAAGCGACGAGGACCAAGCCACCATCGTCACGGTCAAAGACCTCCTGCTCTTCGACCCCGCCAACGATCCGGACAACCTCATCGGCAACCGATGGATCACTCGCGGTTCCTCGATGATCATCAGCGGCGGCACCGGCATCGGGAAGTCCTCGCTCATCATGCAGATCATCATCCGCTGGTGCTTGGGCCTCGACTTCTTCGGCATCACTCCAGTCAAACCACTCAAGATCGGGGTCATCCAAGCCGAGAACGACAAGGGCGATCTCGCAGAATCCTTTCGGGGCGTTACCCACAGACGCTTGAGCATCGAACAGATGAACCAGCTACATAGGCACTTGGAGTTCCGCACCGAGACCGTCCGCACCGGCGAAGCCTTCCTCGCCTACGCCCGACGCTTCATCCACAAATCCAAGCTCGATCTCATCGTCGCCGACCCA